AACAACTTAAAAACGAGGACAAAAATTATGGACAAAAACTTGTATTCTATTTACGACAAAAAATCTGGAACATATATGCAACCATTCGTGGAACTTACCGATGGCACTGCAACACGTCAATGTATGGATTTATTAAAAAATCCAAACACACCTTTCAGCAAATTTCCAGAAGATTTTACGTTAATGCGAATAGGAAGTTGGGACGAATTAAAAGGCGAACCAAAAGCAGAAATTCCACCAGAATTTATTGTTGAATTAGAAAATTTAAAACAGGAGTAAAAAAAACATGTTTGGACCCATGGGAACATTACCAAGTACACTAACTAAAGATTTTAGTAGAGTACCAAAAGTAGATATACAAAGATCAGTTTTTAATCGTGATCACGGTTTAAAAACAACTTTTGATGCAGGGTATTTAGTGCCAATATTTTATGATGAAGCATTACCCGGCGATACGTTTACCATGGACGCTAACGGATTTGGACGATTAGCAACACCAATTAATCCATTTATGGATAATTTATATATAGAAACATTTTTCTTTGCAGTACCATATAGACTTATATGGAACAATTGGGAAAAGTTTTGTGGAGAACAAGATAATCCAGGTGATAGTACTGATTACTTAGTACCACAAACAACAGCAACTGTAACAAATTCAACATTATATGATTATTTTGGTGTACCAACAGATGTAAATTTATCATTTAATAATTTATGCGGTAGAGCATATAATTTAATATATAATGAATGGTTTAGAGATCAAAATTTACAAAATAGCGTTGTTGTAGACAAAGGTGATGGACCAGATACAGCAACAGATTACGTTTTATTAAAACGTGGTAAAAGACATGATTATTTTACAAGTGCTTTACCATGGCCACAAAAAGGTGACGCAGTTAGTTTACCTTTAGGTACTTCTGCACCTCTGTATACTGACGCTCCCAATGATGGTGCCGTTCATATATATTCATCGTCTGATGATACTTTGAGACCTTTATATGTTAATTCCACTGGTACTCCTTTGCTAATGGCTGGTTCTGGAACGGCACCTTTTAGTGAGATGTACGCTGATTTGAGTACGGCAACAGCCGCTACGATTAATCAATTAAGAGAAGCATTTCAGATACAAAGACTGTACGAAAAAGATGCTAGGGGTGGAACAAGATATACCGAAGTTATACAAAGTCATTTTGGAGTAACGAGCCCAGACGCGAGATTACAACGACCAGAATATCTGGGAGGAGGAAAAGACAGGATTAATATTAATCCTGTAGCACAAACAAGTAGTACTGATACAACAACACCACAAGGCAACCTTAGTGGTTATGGTACTACCGGTTTTACCGGTCATAGGTTTAGTAAATCATTTACTGAACATAGTGTAGTAATAGGTTTAGCTTGCGTATTTGCAGATTTAACGTATCAGCAAGGATTAGCCAGACATTTTAGCAGGCAAACAAGATGGGATTTTTATTGGCCCGCCCTCGCCCATCTTGGAGAACAAGCTGTGTTAAATAAAGAAATTTATGCACAAGGAACAGCAGATGATGACAACGTATTTGGATATCAAGAAAGATATGCAGAATACAGATACAAACCAAGTAATGTAACTGGTCAAATGAGATCAAACTTTGCACAAAGTTTAGATACTTGGCATTTGGCACAGGATTTTGGAAGCTTGCCAGCATTGAATGCAAGTTTTATAGAAGAAAATCCACCAGTAGATAGAGTAACAGCAGTACAAAACTATCCAAATTTAATTTTGGATATGTATTTTAAATTTAAATGTGCCAGACCTATGCCAACTTATGGTGTACCTGGACTAATAGATCATTTCTAATGATTGGTAGTATAATAGCTGCTGGTGGCAGTATTTTAGGTTCTCATATGCGGAATCAAGCTGCAAAAGCAGCTTCTGCAAGACAAATGGCTTTTCAAGAAGATATGTCAAATACTTCTTATCAAAGAGGTATGGCTGATATGAAAAAAGCTGGATTAAACCCAATTTTGGCAGGCAAAATGGGTGGAGCAAGTACACCAACTGGAAGTACTTATAATCCAGAAAATATAACTGCAAATGCTGCAAATACAGCGTTTCAAGTTGCTCAAGCACAAAATATGCAACAACAAGAAAGGTTGAACCGTCAAAATGCTGATTATTTTGACAAAAAACCTTATGGAAGTGCAGTTTTAAACGCAAGACCAGCAAATATTTTATTAACTGAAATATTAGAAAGAAACCCACAAATAATTGATGAATTATCTAAAGGTGTAGCAACTTCATCAAAAGGTTTATTGAAATTATTAAGTGGCGATTTAACTGGTTTGTTTGAAAGAACAACAGCAAAAGAACCTGCACCAATAAAATTATTACAAGGCAATATGCCTATAAAAACAAGCCCAATGACTAAAGTAAAAATTAAAAAAGATCGTTGGGATATTAGATTAAGAAGACATTTAAAAAATAGTTTCAC